AAAGAAAATAATAATGAACTAAATCTTGAAATAGATAGTGAAGTTTTTGAATTACTTTAAAAAAAGGGGGATTTATGATAATACTAAATGTTGATGTAGAAATATACAATCTTCAAAATACAGTTATTAAACCAAGATATAAATTACTTTCTAAAAATTTTGATAGCTGGAGTGATTTAATTGATTATTGTAAGCTTTGTTTTTATGAGTGGTTTGATAAATTACCAGCAACTCCCAAATTTCCTATACAATTTGAAAAAATAACTCCTTATTATTTAATAATTCCAAATAGTAAAATCAAATGGTTTGTAAAAATTGAAGAAATTTAATTTCTATTTCTTATTTACCTTCATTATTTCCCATAAATCACAAGTTCCAGCAAATACATAATAAAAATCTTTAACTAATTTTTTCATTTTAAACCAATCTTTTGCTTCAATAATTAAATCACATTGACTTCCCCATAATACATAAGCCAATCTCTGTCCTTGTAACACACTCTCCCCTTCTTGCACAAATAACAAATTTTTATCCACATCAGCATCAGCAATCAACACTACATAATATCTTGTCTTTAAAACTGGTGAATATATAGTTATAACTGTTCTCTCATTGTAAAAATTATAAAATAGAAAATCAGCTACAAATTTTCCACTAAGTATATTATTTTCAAAAAGAACCATTGGTAAATTTGAACTTGTAAGTGGTGGTAAATAATCTATATCAACCACAATACCATCAATAGGACACCTAACAATATGAACAGAATAAGTAGTAAGATATGTTCCAGCTACATAAAAAGGTTTATCTTTTGGGATTGTATTATCCATTAAAATATCTTTAACAGTATATTTTTTTCCTTTTATCTCAAGTATTTTTTGATTTGCTCTATATCTTCCTTGATATAGTAAAATACCATCAGCAAAACACTTTACAAATTTTCTATTTCTTCTAGTTTGTCTTAAAGGATTTCTAACAAATTCTCTCTCTACAAACTTTTTAGGATTTGTTTCCATAACATTTTTTACTCTATTATAACAATCAGACATAAGCCATTCTTTTAATGCCCAAGCTTGTTCAAACCTTAAATACTGATTTTTCTCAATTTGCATTTTTTGTTTTTCTGACATTGTCTAAACTCCATTTTCAAAATTTTTTAATTTTAAAAAACTTCTCCTTCTTCATCATTTAAATCTTTCAAATTCTCAATATCAAGAGTTTTTATTCCTTCTTTCCATAAAATCATTTGATATTTATCAGCATAATTAAGTCTTGTTACACAACATGAAAGCATCCCTCCCATCTTAAGAGCTTCAGTAAAAGGAATAAATACAACTTCCATTCCTAAATCTCCAGCTATTTGACAAATTATCTCTCTCTTTCTTTTTTCCAAATCTAGCAGCTCCTTATCTCCTTGATAAGCTAAATCATTATCTCCACAATATACAGTATAACCTACAGAAACACAATTCATAATTCCTACTTCAAGCAACCCTTCATCTTCTATTGGTATCACATTAGCCACATTTTCAAGTTTCTTTAACTCAGTTTTATTAGTATGCTTCACAGCTACCAATACATCATAAGGAGTAATAGGAAATACAAGACAATCACTATGATACAACTCTGGAGTTTCTTCACACACTTTTATTACTTGACAATCAAAATTACTTTCAATCCATTCTAAAGCTTCAATAGTATTTCTTACTCCATAAGTTGACAAATAAATATTATCCCTTAAAAATTTCAAGCAAGCTTCCCCTTCCCAATAAAAACCTTCTGGTGGTTGATAACAAACATATCCACATTGAGTAAGAAAATCATAAGCAACTTTCTCTTCACCTTGCCTTCCCTTAGCCCTAAATCTTGAAATAACACAAACTCTTGGCTCTTTTATATGTGGTAAAAAAGCAAAACAGTTTACAAAAACTTCATCTTGCAATCCATTAACTGGTGGTAAAGTCATTACAACACCTTCTTGTGATAAAGCATTAAAAAGCAAATGCCATTCATACATAAATCTATCAACATTTATTTCTACTTGTCCCCCATTTTCACTTGCCAACTGTTCCATCCACACATTATTTGCCACTTGAAATTCAGCATAAATAGGGGGACACATCACAAATACTGGCATATTTATATCACTTAAAGTCTTTTTCTTTTTAGAACTTTCTTCTTTAACTTGAGCTTGTTTTTGTATCTTTTCTATAATTGGCTTTTGATTACTTTTCTTAATAACAATCTTCACCTTTTACCCTCCTTTTCTACAAAGAATTTATAAAAATATATTAAAAATAATCTTGACAAACTTAATTTTTATGGTAAATTTAATTTTTAAAATTCTTATATAAAAAGGGGGTTTTAAATGAAAGTATTTAGAATTGTTTTTGAGAGAAATCCTATTGATTTTGAGATAGTTCCACTATATGATATTCACTTTGGAACAATATTTCACGATAAAAAACTTTTCAATAAAGTAATTGATTATATAAAAAATAATGATAATACTTACTGTTTTTTAGGGGGTGATATTATTGAAGGAATAAATATAGGTGATAAAAGATTTGATTATGATAGTCTTGATAAAGAATTTAAGAAAAATGTTAATAACATTATAAGTTTTTCAATTGAATATACAATAGAAAAGCTTTCTCCAATAAAAGACAAAATATTGTTTGCTATAAATGGAAATCACGATAGATATATGTATGGAAAGTTTGGAGTTGATATTATTGGAACTATATGTAAAGAACTTGGTATAAAGAATTATACTACTGATTATGAATGTTTTGCTAAACTTCTATTTAAACATCAAAAAACATATTCTCTTGACATATATGCCCATCACGGACACGGTTCTGCTCCAGTAAGAAGTGGAACTTTGCTAAATAGGTTGGAAGATGCTATGATAAATTTTGATGCCAATCTGTATGCCATGGGACATACTCATCAAGTTGTATTTACATATAAAAATCACTTAAAAATGAATTCTACTGGAACTGGAATTGTAAAAAGCAAAAAATGGTTAATTAGAGTAGGTGGATTTAGATTTTCCAGAAGTAATAAAGCAATGGGATATGAAGAGAAGTTTGGATTAAGACCAAATGCAACTGGAACAGTAATTATTAAAATAGAAAAAATAAATAGAGATAACTCATTAGAGTTATCAATCAAAACTTTTTGTTAAAATTTCCTTCTAAAAACTTTAGTATTAAAAATTCTATCATCATTATAATTTGTATAACCATTAAACATAAACAACATATTACTGATTTCAAACAAGCTTGGAAATTGTCCAGAGATTTTTTTATAAAGTGAGAAATCTATAAAGTAATAAACTAAATTTAAAACATCAAGAAAATCTATTTTATCATAATCAAAAGAATAAAAATAAAAATCAAAATTTAAACTAATCTTCTTTTTAAGATTTAAATAGTCTTTAGATAACTCTTCAAATAAAACTTCAAAAAATAAATACATTGAAGTAGCTGATTGTAGTGATATTCTTTCTATTGGAAAGAATGGAACAAATATAATATCATATAATCCACTATTTTTATCTACTGGTCTATTAAATGAAGGTCTTACAGCATAAAGATAATATTCAATTTGAGTTTTCTTTAAAATTAAATCAAGCAATAAAAGAAAAAATTTCCTTTTAACCAACTTATTAGGAACAGCTATATTTGAAATATAAAAAAACATTCCCTTTGGTAGAGATAAAATTTTTCTAAAATCATTTCTTACTTCCTTATCATATCTTATATAAAGATACAATCTAAACAAGGTATTGCAAACTGGACAAAAATAAATCATATCACAAGCTCTTTTAACAGCAAAATCTAAATACCAAGCTCCCCCAAAAGTATAAACAAAAGCCCTTTGTCTTTTACAAAAAAATAAATCCTTATGAAATCCATAATAACCATAAATAGAATTTGATAATAAGTTCGCATTATATAACTTTCTATTATGTAACTCTTTACATAACTCTGGAGACACATAATAAATAACTTTTCTTATAGATTTATTTTTAGCTCTTTGATTTACTTTTTTAATATCACTAATATCTAATTTTAAATCATACAAATCAAGCATTTTTAGGGGAGATATTTCATTATACATTTCAGTTCCAACAAAACTATACTCTTCTTTCAAAGCCATTTTATTCTCTCCTCAAGCAAATAATTTACAATATATTGAACTTTTTTTAAATAATAATGGTCTTTAATATGAAAAGAAAAATCTAAATCCAAAGAAGTAGTAAAATCAATAAAATTACTTATCTGTTGTATATCATAAATATTACAACCTATTCCTATCTTTCCATTAAAACTTACTATTCCAGAAAAGTAAATATCTAAATTGTTATTAAGCAATAATGAATACAAAAAAACACAGTTATTAAAATTATATTTTTTACAAGTTTCATAAATTATTTCAAGTATATAATAAGATTTTGAAACTTCTACAAGATTACTTGTATTTCCTTCACCAAAATAAATATGTATCCTTCTATAACAAAAAACATTGTATGGTTTCTTACCAGATACAATCCAAGAATTTGTAGTATAATCTTTCCAAAAAAGAAAAAAATCATTATCATCAATAAATTTAGCTAAATCAGTTAAATTTTCTTTATTTGCAAGATAGTTATTTAAATATAAAAAATTTTTGTCTGTATAAGGTTCAAAAAATTTTTCCATTTTTAACCAGTTAAAGAGTATTTGTTAATCAAATTATCTAAACAACTTTTCTTATAAGTTAAATAAACCCAAGCTGGTAAAACACTTCCATTTTCATTTTCAATCTTAATTGCAACTCTAATAAATTTATCATAAAATAAATTATCAAGCAAGAATAAGTCTTCTTCACTAACTTCAGTATAATATCCATTTACCTTACCATAATTAAATATCTTTTCAATTATATATCTACCAAAAATATCATTTAACTTCCATAACCTTAAAAGTGATGTATCCAATAAGAAAAAAATACTATCTTCAAATAAGTAATAATATTTTTTTACAGTTTGAGATTTTAACAAAATATTTACTTTTATCTTATCTTTAACAAAATTATTAAAAAAATCTTGTGGAAAAAATACTCCATACTTCATTTGTAAACTCCTTTATAAATTTAAAGAAATTATATCAATAATACTTAATTCTTTAATTGGTAATTTTTTAAACTCAAAGCCCATTTCACAAGGGTCTTTTTCACTATTTAACTCTATAACCCCAACTCTTTCAAAACCACTTCTCAATAATTCCCCCACAGTTTTATAAGCATCACTTATAGCATCTCTATCAAACACTACAACTGGAAATTCCCAAGTTAACTTTACAAGATTTATTTGATTTTCTGTCAAATATTTTCCAAATACTGCAACTGCTCTATCTTGAATAGGTAAAATATCAAATACTCCTTCTACCAAATAAACTATCTTTTCACTTTTTGCTCTATCATAATTAAATAAATAAGACTTAATATTCTCTTTTTGATAGCCTAAACTTAAATACTTTGGTTCTTCACCAAATATACTTCTAAACTGAAACCCTACTAATTTTCCATTAAATTTTATAGGTATCATTATCCTATAATACAAATAAGGATATTTTTTATCAACACACAATTTTAAATCATATTCTTCTATAAACTTTTTTATAAAATCAATAGAATAAATACCAGACAACTTTGCCATAAGAAATTCAAATGCTGGTGTATCATAAATTTCTCTACACTTTGGAATTTCTTTCAAAAATGATAATGTCTTTCTAATATTAGTATAAGTATTTTTAGTTCCATTAAAAGAAATTATAGTTTTTAAATCTTTACTAAATCTTAATACTTTTCCACAACGAAAACAATAACCAACTCCTTTTGTAAGATTAACATAAAGGTGAAATTTAGTATCTGGTGGTTTTCCTATATTTACACAATAAGGACAACAAAACCTTACTTCATCACTATGACTTGGAACTTCTTTATATTGTCCAAATTTTTTTATTAACTTTTGAAGACTAATTGGCATTTTCTTCTTTCAGCTTATAAATAAAATCATAAATTTTTCTTAATTTTCCAATATCTTTTAAATCATTAACCATTTCTTTTATACAATTTTTCAAGTGAAATCTTATTATACCTTCTTCCATTTTATCTTCACACTTTTTAATATTACTACATTCAATTGCAATCTTTAACCAATCCATTATTCTTTTCCCCCAAACAAAAATCTATTTAGTATATTTGCAACTTCTCTAATTTCTTTTTGAGCTTGTGGTTTATTTCTCTTTTCAACAAAATCTTTCCAGACACATAAAGGAGCTGAACAAAATATAGTAGTAGCAGTAGATTGTGGCATAAAAAATCTTAAATCTTCTCTCTTGTATTTTTTACTCTTTCTCATATTTTCTAAAACTACCCAAATATCATTAAAAGTTCCAAAAATAAAATTAACAAAATCATCATCTTCTGCAATTTCACTTGGAATACAAAAGGAATTTGCTTTTGTATATCTATGACTTCTCTGACAAAAATTGATAGTAGTATGACGGCAAAGTTGATGTGTCATTATCCTTGAACAATTATGTATTATAATAACTTTCCAATCTTTTACTGCTGAATTAAAAATAAACAACTTTGCTCTTAAATATTTTGCACAAAAATCTCCAATTTCAATTATTACATTACTTTTAAGTTCAAACTCCTTTCTAAAGTCCTTTTCTTTCCACCACTCTGGAATTTCAAGTGAAATTAACTCATAAAACATTTCTTCTGGTAAAAATTCAGCAAAATGTCTTAAATTCATTAAAATATCACCATTTTTAAATTCAAAAACTTTAAAAAACAATCTAAATATATTTAATCTATCTTCCTTACTCAAGAAATTTGATTTTATAAGAACTGGAGTATGTGCAAAAACACTATAATGTTTAAGATTAAATAACTTTTTAAAAAAATCAATCCTTTTATCTCTTTCTTTAAGCTTCTTTTCAAAAAATAAATTTATTGGATAATCAGAACTATAACATATTCTTGCCCCAACATAACTAAAAATTAAATCTTTTGCTACTTGCTTTCTGTCAATAAACTGAAAAAGTTTTTTACACAACTCAACTTTTTCATTATAATTTTTTTCAGAAAAAGAAACTATTTTCATTTAGACCCCCTTAACTTTAACTCAAAATATCATTAATTATTATAATAAAAAATATTATTAACAGTAAAACTACTTCATCAATGCTCACTTTCTTTCTCCTTTTTATTTATATCTTTTTTATTTCTACCAACTTCAAAAATATTTTTACAATCACAAACAAATTCTTTAATATCTTCTTTCATTTCATTAATAAATACAATTTCTGGAGTAGTTATAACAAAAAATGTTTTTAATAAATCTTTTACATTCATTTTATTCTCCTTATTTTACTTTATAATTCAAAAATTTTTATATATTATACCATAAAATTTCAATTTGTCAATCCTATAATTTCTGCTCTCACTTTCAAAAAATCTTCAAATTTGCCTATAATGAACAAATCATCAATCTTTTCTGAATACAACATAGTAAATACTTTAAGTGGATTTTTATGAAAATTACAAAGCTCTTGAAATATACTATAAGAAACCATAAAAAGAATAGGATAGTAATTTTTTGAAAATACAAGCATAAGCCTTAATCTATCTTCCTCATTTGGTATTTTTATAGCTGTCTGAAACCACCACCTCAACACCACATTATCATCTGGATTATTAAACAAGGTTTTAAATTGAAAATTCTCTCTCTTTTTAGCTTCAATAAAAATAGGTAATCTTTCATAATACTGACCAAGAACTATTAAATCTCCAAGAGGTTGGCTTGTCCACTCATTAGGTCTTTCCAAATATTCCTTTGGAATTTGTAAATATTTACAAATCATTTGTTTAATTTTATACTCAAAACTTTTACCTTTTCTTCTTGATTTTCTTCCTATCTTTGAAAAGTCTATATCTTTTTGCATATTTAACACCCCTTTATTTCAATCTTTCAAGTGGTGGCAGCAATTCATATAGATTTTTTGCGACAGTAGAAAGTTCTTGAATTTCAAAAAGCTTTTCTTGAGCCTTATCACCAGCATTTTCAGCAATTCCCTTTGCTCTTTCTTTACAAAAAGAAATTAAAAGCTTTGTTTCCCTATCTTTTAAACCAATTCCTTTACACAAATTTTTAATCTCTTTTTCAATTTCTTTAATATCTTCTTTTTCTTCAAAAACTCTCACATATCTCTCAATCAAAATTTTACAAAGTTCTTTAATTCTATCCTTACTCATTTTTAACACCCCCTTAATTTGTATTTAATACAAGTTCAAAACCATTTTTCTTTAATAAATAATCAAACTCCTTAAAACCAAAATCTTCTATCAACAGTTCTGAAGTAAAAATATTTGAAATTAACTTTCCTTCTTCTATTCTCAAAGAAATATCAGCTACACCAAGCATTATTTCTCCAATCTCAATGATAGTCAAATTTGTAATTAAAATATTATCAAACTCTTTCTTATATAGAAAAGAAGGATAAGGCTCTTTTCTGATAACAGTTCTAACCCAAATAACAGTCTTACTATTACTCATTTTCTCCCCCCAACAAATACTTTTTATCCAAAACTAAATTAAATTTTTCTCTAATTTGCCATTCAATTTCACTATTACTTTCAAGCTCTTTCACTAAATCAGCAAATCTATAATTCTTTCCATTAAACTGAAACCAGCCTTTATTTCCAGCCTTAACTATTCCTAATTTTTGGGCAAGCATAACCAAATTATATCCATTAACAAATCTATAACTTTTCAAAGAAAAATAAAGTTCTGTTTCTCTAAATGGAACTGAAATATGATTTTTAGTATTTTTTAATCTAAAATGAATTCCAATAGTTTCTCCAGTATTATCTTTTTCTTCTTTTAATCTTTTTATTTCTAAAGTCATAATAGGAGCAAACTCAACAGCGTGTCCACCAAGCCTTGCAATACCACCATAAAAAGTCCCAATCTTTTCTTTATTTTGAGAAATATAAATTAAAGTTGCATTCCATTGTGGTAAAAGTGGTCTAATCTTTCTAAACACCCTTGACAATATTCGTGCGTGAATTCCGGGTTGATTGGAACTTTTATCTATCTCATCTTCTACTGCCACACTTAAACTATCAATACACAATAAAATATGTGGCTCATATCCATATTCTTTCCTAATCTCCCCAACTACATCTTCAAAAAAAGTAAAAGTCTCTTCAATTGTTTTTGGAGTAGCAACCACTATTCTTTTTACATCTCCACCAAGATTTGTAAAAAATCTTTCATTAAAAGAATACTCTGTATCAGCAAGAACTGGAATACCACTTTTATAATACTTTTGAAATTGTTTTATAATAGTAAACATAAGCAAAGATTTTCCACTATCCTCAAATCCAGCTATCTGAGTAATCTTATGCATTGGTATCCCTGGCACTCCCAACACATAATCAATACCAATTAAATCAGTTGGAATTAACTTTAAATTTTCTAAATCTACATCATCTTCCTCATAAATACTCAAAATTATCTCGTCTTTATACTTACTTTTCATTTTTTCAGCTATTTTTGACAAGTCAAACATTTTAAAACTCCTTATATAAAATCAAAGCAATAGGGAGACACTTTTTAGTGTCTCCCAAATTAAATCCTAAAATATTTCATCAACTTCCACATTCAAATCTATATTATCACCACTTTCAACAGTAGCTTCACTTTCTATACTACCAGCACCAATCTGTTCAGACCTTAACTTATTATAAAGATTATTATAATCTTTTGCCCACTTAATAAACTTATTAATCTTCTCTGCATCTTCTTTTATACTCTGCATAATATCATAATCTTCTACTTCAACAAGCTCTGGAACAAAATAAATAACAGCTCCTTTTTTCTCTTTTACATTTTTTATTGTAAAAATCTTTGACAAATGTCCTTCACCACTATACTTCTGAATTATATTATTAAGATTAAATAAATAAGCTCCTTTTATATAAGCAATAGCATAAAACTTATCACCACTATCATCAATAAACTCAATCAAAGAAATCCTTTGCAACTTTATCCCTTCTTGCTCTTCTTTTAACTGAACAATAGCTACTCCAGTCTTCAAATCATAAGCATTTGCAATATTTCTCATCTCAAAAATATTGCTTGTTACTACTTTCTTCCCTAAATCAGCATCAAATTTAGAATATTGAAACAAACTCTTTAAAAATCTCATTTTTACTGGATTACTAAGAACTTTATCATAAGACACCACATTTCCCTCATCATCTTTAACTGGATTAATAGCCCACACTCCTACTGGAGCAAGCTCACTATCATAATTAACTTTAGCAATAGGAAAAGGCATTTGAATTGTATTTGAACCATAAATTACACCCAATACAGCATTTATCTGCTCTTCATTAAGTCCCATTGCTTCCAGCTGTTCTCTTGTTAATTCTGCCATATTTATACCCCCTTTACTTTATTTTTTAATTCAATGTATTACTATCATTATTTACAACCTTATCAGCTACATTATTACCAAGAATAAGTTCTCTAAGTTCTGGAAACATTATTATCATAAATGTTAATATCCAAATTGACTGAAATACAGAATGCTTTATAATATCTTTAACATCTTTAATCTTCTTGTAATCTTCATTTGCAAATACAACTGGATAAATACTAGAAATCAACTTTTTTAAATCTTCTCGCAACTTATCAAAAGTCTCTCTTTCATTTTCTGGAATTTTATCATAATCAAAAATACCACCATTAAAAATAGTTTCAAGCACATTTTCTGTAACTTCATTCAATTGCATCATTTCTACATACCCCCTTTTTTATTTTTTATAAGCTATTTATCTCTTCTTTATCAAAAATCAAATAAATCATTCTTCCTAAATCATCAAATGCTTGCTTACAAGCTTCCAATATTCCAACTTTCTCTTCCAGCTCTATCACTTTCTTTGTAATTTCCATATATCTATCATCAGTATAAATCATAGATTTAATCATTTCCTCAGTTAATTTACTTTTTGCATTTTCTCTAATCTCTTTATAAATTTCATAATAAACTTTCTTCTGCAATGCTTTATACCATAAAAGCTTTGCTTTAGTCCTTGCAAGAGCTAAACTATACCTTGCTTTTCTTGCTGGATAATCTCTTACAATCTCCTTAATATTAAAATCATCAACTTTAATCTCATTTAAAAAATCCTTAAATTGCTCAACTACATAATCAATTTTAAGCTCTTTTAAACTTACTATCTTTTCCATTTATCTTCTCCTTCTCTTTTTAATTATATTATACCATAAAATGTTTTTCTTGTCAAGTAGTTTCTTTCTTTTTCTTCTAAATTTTTTGCAAAATAAACAAAATCTGGTAAATAGTTTAAAAAGGAATATGCACAATCTCTTGTAACTCTTGTTATCCAATACTGTAATGCTATATTGTTTTTACTTATATTAGGTTTTAATTTACAAAACTCATCAACTTCTTCTTCATTTAAATAGAACCTACCAAACCAAGAATGCTTATTTGAAAGTTCAACTTCATTATCTTTTTTAAATTTCATATACTCCAATTTTTCTTCAAGAAAATCATTTTCACTTTTTATTCTTTCTTTATCAAGAAAATCTACAAAATTTCTCATTGACATATAAATAGCTCTTATCTTGTCAAACTCTCTCTTAACTCCTAAAACTTCTAATATCTCTTCTCTTGGTATATAATCCTTTAAATATAACAAAGCTGCCCTTTTAACATCATTATCTGACAACTCTGGATTTAAATAATATTTTTCAATAACAAATTCAAACATTCTCTGATTTATTCCATACTTATAAGAATAAACTCTTGCAACAGACTTAATATCATACTTTTTAGCTTTATTAAATATTCTTTCTCTTAATCTTGAGTAAAAATCAAATACAAGCTTCTTATAAGCATTAAAATATCTTGTATCCCTTGAAATATCAGTATTCAATAATTTTTTATAATTTTCTAAAAGACTTTCTCTTTCAATATCATCATCACCTTTCTTTATAGAAGAAAACAAATGAAAAGGAAATCTTTTAAATTTCCCATATTTAGCTTTCTGATAATTTAAATCTTTAACAACTCTTCTTCTAAACTGCTTCAAAAAATTTATATCAAAATTATTCCACTTCCAAGCCCTAAAAAGATACTTATTTATCATCTCATCTTTAACCCTATCTGAAATCATTGGCAAAAATAATGAAAAACAAGAATTCAGTATATAATTTTCTCTATTCAAAAATCTATAACAAAAATTATATATTTTTTCATAAACTGGAAAAGCTTTATCTGGTCTTCTCTTTCTCACATTACTTATCATTTTTTCATACAACTTAAATGCTCTATCCACAAAATCTTCTTCATAAGAACTATATCCAAAATAGCATTTATACCACACTAATATTGAAAAAATCTGCAAAAAATCACTTCTATTCTTTACTTTATCACTAAGAGCATTATAAACCCTTTCCAGTTTTGAAAAAGTTATACAAACTTTTTGATTATACTGATTTTTTATGTATAATCTACAATTTTTTACATTTGTAAGTTTAGTAAAATTCCACAACCTACCAGTAGCATTTCTCTGTAAACAACTCTCAAAAATGTCAATAAAATCTTTCTTTTTTACCACTTCAATCTTCTTTAACCTTAACTTACTATAAATTTTATTATTCTTAGCAAGTATTACTGACCTATAAAGCTTATCCATTACCTTATAAAATCTTTCTCTATTTTTCCAATATAAACCAAACATATTAGTTAAATCAGACCAAATATCTCTTGGAACAAAAGAAAGAAAATCTACATTTCTTGTATTTAAATCAATGTAATAATACATTTTCTCAAGCTCTGGAAAAAGTCCTATTACTATTAACTTAAAATACTTCTTTTCTTTTTTAATAAACTTAACTCTTGCTATTAAAACTCTATTGAGAGCAAATTCTTTAGTTCTTTTTCCAAAATCAGTCTTAAATTCCATTTTGTATCTCTTAATCCTTATAATAACCCAATCTTGAGGAGAAATTTGAACTTCCTTGTTTGCAAACTTAACATTATAAATTGCTTTCTTATCAGTTCTCATACCAAACTCCTTTAATTTTTTCTATTATACCATAAAACAAATTTAAGTCAAGCCCAAGCGGAATACTTTTTATAAAATTAAATTTAGTCTTCTTTAAATTATAACATAAAACCTAAAAACTGACAAGGATAGAAATCCAATTGCTTTTTTCTGTTTTTTTTTGTTCTAGTTATTTATGTAAATTTAATTACTTTTGTTTATTTCTTCCTGTCAGTATTATATTATGTCTTAATAATAAATATATAAAACAAAAAAAAGCAAATTAAACTTTTTGTAGTTTAAATCATTGTGAAAGTATTGATATTTCTTGTTTTCACAAGATTTTACTGATGAATTACTGAATGGTCTATTGACATTTTGTAATTTTTATGGTATAATATAATTAAAATTAAAAAAGGGGGGTGTATAAAAATGACTGATAAGACAGCTTTAGTTATTTTACAAGAAATCAAACAAAAACTTCCTCAACTTTTAATTATTGGTAAAAAACAAGTTTTACTTAGCATTTATAATGATGTTTTAACTCTTATTTGTTGTTTTATAGTTGGTGTAATTTGTTTAATATCTTTAATTATTTGTTCTAGGGGAAAAAGCAATGATAGAAAAGAAACTATAGCATTTTTTTCTGGAATAACATTGTTTATTTGTTTGGTTTTATTTATAGTATTTATATTTTTATTTATTGGTGATTTTATACAATATAAAATTAATCCAGAGTATAAAGCAATTCAAAAAATAATAGAAATTATTGAATAAAAGGAGGAAAAAATGTTAGCAGAAAATATCGTTGGTAAAAAAGTTGAAATTAAAACTTTTTATGGATTAAGAAGGATTGAAGTGAAAAGTGTTAAATTTGATAATGATGGTTTTGTTGAATTCTTGTCTGGAAATGATATTAGCCTTAATGAACCAGTAATAATAAAGAAAAATGAAATATTGTCAGTAAAAATATTAAATGAAAATAACATTTAAAATTTTTAATTAAAAATGGTAAATATAATTGACAAAACAGAAAAATGTGATAAAATATAATGAAATAAAAAAGAAGGGGGTGTTAAAATGAAAAAGATTGTTTCTCTTGTTTTATTTTTTATTTTCGGTGTTTTTTCAAGTTTTAATTTGTATGCTGATAGTATTGGATTTTTTGATAAGAATAAGTTAACACTTTGTGTCAATGAAACTTTGTTGTTGTCTGGTTGTTATTGGTTGGCTTCTGGTAGCAGTAGTTGTAAGAAAATTGCTTCTATGTATGTTAAACATTTTGCAAATTATGCTACTACTTCAAATTATAATACATTAAAAGAAGTTATGAAAAAATATTATGGATTGTGTTATTCCATTTGTTATGATGTAAAAACTGGTAATGTGGATAGAGCTTCTAAGGCTATAGTAGATTTTACTTATATTTGCATTGATAGGTCAGAATTTAAATAAGGGGAAAATAATGAGTAGAAAAGATTGGAAAACATATTTTATGGAAATTGCCTTTAAAGTAGCAGAAAGAAGCACTTGTTTAAAAAGAAAAGTTGGTGCAATAGCTGTTGATTGGGAAGGTAAAAGAATTTTAGCTACTGGTTATAATGGAGCTGTAATGGGAGCTATGCATTGCTCAGAACTTGGTTGTTTAAGACAAAATATCTCATCTGGAAAGCATTTTGAAATTTGTAGAGCTGTTCACGCTGAAGCTAACTTAATTTGTCAAGCAGCAATGTATGGTATAAGCTTAAAAGGTAGTGTAGTATTTTGCACATTAATGCCTTGTTATTGGTGTCTGAAACAGTTAATAAATACTGGAATTAAAAAAGTTTATTACTGTGAAGATTATGTTGAAGATAATTTGATAAAAGAATTGCTGGAACAAAATTTAATTGAAGTAGAAAAAGTTAAAGTATAAACAGTTGATATGGTGAGAAATATGAATAAAATAGAAACTTTCAAATTTAATAAAGTAAAAAACCATTTAAAATATAAAATAAGAAAAGATAAATGTTGTTTGTGTAGTAGTTGTGTTTATGATGTGATTATTGGTGGTGTAATTGTATATTCAAATTGGTCTTACATTTCTGGATATTCTGGCAAAATTTGTCAGCAATGTGAAGCTATTATAATAAAAGAAATATTTAAAGAGTAGAAAGGGGGAAAATTTAAAATGAAAAATAAGGTAGATGAAAGAGAAATTTTTAAAATTATGTTTGAAGAACAAGATAGTTTGAACAAAAAGTTGGATAAAGAGTGGTGGAATAGGGAAGATTTTAATTTTCCAAGAGCTGTTATAGTAGAGCTTGTTGAATTGCTTAATTGTTATAATTGGGAATGGTGGAAAGAGAAAGAAAATGATATACAAAATGCTAGAATTGAATTAATTGATATATGGCATTTTTTAATGAGTTGGATTTTAAAAGAAGAATATTATGGTAAAAAATTAAGTTTGGATAATGTTATAGATAAAGTTAAAGCTTCTTATGATAAAGTTAAAAAAGACAAAAAGAAATATCCTATTGAATTGAGTTATGTTTATGATGCAATTGAAGATATGATTTATCATACTGTCAATTATGACTTAAGAAGAGCTACCATAACTTTTTTTGAAATTTTAGATTTTCTTGCTTTGGATTTGTTCAGATTTTTTGCAATTTATATGGGTAAAAAATTATTGAATAAATTTAGGTGGGAAATTGAAGAAAAATATGGCAAATATGTAAAATTATGGGGTAATGGGATTGAAGATAATATGTTTATGCTTACAAGAGTAGAAACTTTTATTGAAGAAGAAAATTTTTGTGATTTAAATGATTTTCTTGATAGAATAGAAAAAGATTTAAGTGAGTTTTTTAATTGGTATTACAAAAATACAGTTTTAAGAAAAGTATAAAATGATAAAATATAAGAAAAAGGAGAAAGTTGATATGAAAAATATGAATAGATTTAAGAAAATTTACATCAGAGAAGTAAAGGATAAAAGATATGTCCCTGACCCCGAAAAACTTTATTCTAGTGTAAATGGAGAAAGTCTAGAATGGTTGCTAAGATATAGTAATTCGCTTGATAAAGTTTTCAGCAAAGAAGACAGATTGTTTCTAGCAGATTTGATTTACTGGTATAAATTTTTTTGTCATGTTTATATGACTAGTTTAGAAGCAAGTAAGACAATTGATAAAAAGAATTAAAATGTTTAACTAAAAATATACTCTAAGTCCCCTTCCGTAAGGGAGGGGATACAGAGCACTGGAGGACATAAAAAGATATGTCCAGAGTCAAGGAAGAAAGTAAATTCCTGCTTACCTACAAATTCAGAGCTTACCCTACTGCTCTGCAAGAGTATAAGCTAGAGAATTGGCTTTTTGTTTTATGCTGGCTCTACAACTATGCACTTGAAGAAAGAAAAAGAGTCTGGAAAGAAGAAGAGAGGACTGTAAGATATTCAGAACAACAAAATAATCTACCAAAGCTCAAGAAAAGAGAACCGATACTAAAGCTTATTCATTCTCAGGTTCTTCAGGATACACTCAGGAGAGTAGATAAAGCATTTCAGAAGTTTTTTCAAGACCTGAAAAGGAAAAAGAAGGGAGAAAAAGACAAGGTAGGTTACCCTAAGAAGAAACCGATAGTAAAATACAGGTCTCTAACATTTCTACAAGTCTGGATGAAACAGAAAGGGGAGCTAGTTCCGATAATCAAGTTAGAAAAGAAAAATAGCCAATTTGCATATCTCCACTTACCTAAGATAGGAAAGCTCAAAATAAGACTGCATAGAGAGATAGACTGGACAAAAGCGAAAACAGTAACGGTAAAAAGAGAACCGAGTGGGAACTGGTATGTATGTATAAGTGTAGAAGTTGGTCTTGACCAGATACTCAAAGAGGTAGAAGAGAAAGTAGAAAGGAGAGAAAAAGCCGTAGGGATAGACTTGGGGGTAAAACACCTTGCAGTAACGAGTGAAAAAGAGTTCATAGAGCATCCCAGGTTTTTACAAAAGCTGGAAAAGAGGCTCAAAAGAGAGCAAAAGAAGCTCTCCAGAAAAGAAAAAGGAAGCACAAACTTTGAAAAGCAAAGGAAGAGAGTAGCTAAGATACATGAAAGGATAAAGAATGCAAGGAGAGACTTCCTTCATAAGCTATCAAAATACCTTGTTGACAACTATGACTTGATAACCTTTGAGAAGCTTGACATACCAGCACTTGTGGAAAACAACAGTTTAGCAAAACTAATACTTGATGCGGGGTGGGGAATGCTCATTACCTTTGCCACCTACAAAGCTGTAATAGCAGGGGCAAGGGTAGTAAGAGTGAATCCCGCATATACAACGCAAATTTGTTCTGTGTGTGGGCAGAAGGTTCCTAAGACATTAGCAGACAGAATACATAAGTGTCCAGTTTGTGGAATAGAACTTGATAGGGATTACAACGTAAGCGTAAACATACTCAAAAAAGGTCTCACCCACCTTACGGGTGGTAGGGTCGGAGCGACCCAAACTTACGCCTGTGGAGAGGGCACTGGCGGGTCACTCCCTTGTGGGAGTGCTAGCTATCCCTCGCTGAAGCAGGAATCCCCTTGCGGGTCTTCTGGATGGGGAAACAATCCCCTACCAGAAGCTTCGTCTGTAAGGGCGGAGTAGTTCACAGGAAGTGTAAAATGGATAAAGTTTATTGGCATAAATTGAGTAGAGAAGAGCAAATAAGGTTTATAGAAGAAAAAACAAAAGATAGGAAATTAACAATTAAAGAGTTTATGCAAATGGTTAAACAACCAGATTGGTGTGATTGTCCAAATGCTATGGAAGGTATTATGGGTTGTTGGGGTTTATTTTTTGGTTATATTCATAATAAAGGAGATTGTAAGAATTGTGAGTTTTATAACAAAAATTGGAGAAGTAAAAAATGTTTGGAAAATTACAACAAAAGTTTTATATCTTAAATTTTTCTGGTGGTAAGGATAGCACTTTTTTATTTTTTTATATTTTAGAAAATAAACTTCCACTTGATTATGTAATATTTTGTGATACAGGAGTAGAATATGAAGCTATTTATAAACATATAGAAGTAATTAGAATAATTTGTAAGAAAAATGACATACAATTTATAAAACTTCAAAATGATTTGTTATTTTTTGATTATATTTTTAGATATCGTAGAAAAAGAGGAAAATATAAAGAATTTCCCTATACATTTCCAAGTTATCATAATAGATGGTGCACTGGTAATTTAAAGATTGAACCTATAAGAAAATGGAAGTCAGCATTTAAAAATGTGTTTTTTGTAAATTATATAGGTTATACTTTTGATGAAAAAAATAGAGCAAATAAATTTATTAGAAAATATTCTGGAATAAAAAATGAACAGTTTTTATTTCCTTTAATAGATAAAAAAATTACAGAAAAAGATTGTTTAAATTTTATTCTTAGAGAAAAAATTTTTGAAAAAGATTATAGATTTTTGTATGAAATAAACAATAGAGTTTCTTGTTGGTGCTGTCCCTTCAGCAGAAAACAAGAAATACTTAATCTTTTTAGATATTTTCCTGAAAAAGTTAACATAATTAAAAAAGCTGAAAATTATTTAAAATCTTTGGGATTATCTTCTTACAAGTTTCAACCATCAAAAAGTATTTATGATTATGAAAAAGAATTTAAATTTCTAGAAATAAAGGGGGCCAAAAAATGAATAGAGAAATTAAATATAGGGCAAAGAGAGAATCTGATGGAAAATGGGTATATGGTCAGTTAATTAAATCAGATATGAAAGATGATAAAGGTAATAGTTTGTATTTTATTTTACAAGGAGAGATTTATGTAGATGATACTTTTCTTGATGTAAATGCTGATGTTATAATTCAAGTTAATCCAAAAACTATTTGTCAGTTTATAGGAATAAAAGATAAAAATGGAAAAGATATTTATGAAGGTGATATTGTTAAAGTTTCTTGGGAAAATTGTTATAGAAGAGTTTATGTAATAGGTTATGTTGTTTGGAAAAATTTTATGTTTACTACAGAAATTTTGAAAAATGAAAGTTATTTCAAAAAAAGTAAAAATTCTGACAATTCTTGGTGGACTGCTAATTTATTGTGTTACTATAATGATATTGAAGTTATAGGTAATATTTTTGATAATACAGAATTTTTGGAGGAGAAATAAATGTCAGAGGAGAAAAAAATAAATGTTAAAGATTTGTGTCCTTGTATTAATCCATTTGATACTTATAATTTAAAAATTATAAATGAGTTTGGAAATGGTGATTTTGAAAATTTACCTTGTTATGAGTTTTTTAAAAAGACTGAAACTCCTTGTGTGTCAACCTATGGAAGCATTGATAAAAAGATAGTTCTACTAGGACAGAACCCTGGAGAAAATGAAGTCAGAGAAGACAAACCTTTTGTAGGTGAGTCTGGTAAAAAATTATGGAATGTTCTTGAAGATTTAGGATATAAGAGAGCTGATTTTTATATTACAAATGCTATTAAGTGTTTTGCAAGAACAGAAGAAATTAAGAAATCTCATACTAAGACTTGTTCTATTGCTATCTTAAGAAGAGAACTTGCTTTAATTGAACCAGAGCTGATAATTTGTCTTGGTAGAATAGCATTTGAGGGGCTACAATATGCTTTGCTTGGAAAAGTAAAATACAATTTTCAAAGGGGAACTGTAATAGAAATTGAAAGTCCAGTATTAAAAAATAGAAAGTTTGTAAAAGTTTGTTGCACTTATCACCCTTCACATATTCTAAGAAATCCCTATCATGAGCCAATATTTGCTAAAGATTTATCAACCTTTTTAAAAGGAACAAGTAAGACTATAGAATATGAAGTTCTTGACAGTTATGAAAAAGTTGAAAAGTTTGTAGATAGTTTAATTACAAAGAAAGAAAAAGTTAACCTTGTAATAGATTTAGAAACTTTTTCTAAAGACCAGCTTGATTATAAAAATAATAGAATTTTTTGTATAGGACTTGCTTATAATGATAGTAAAGGATATGTTATTCCATTAAGATATTATGATAATATCAGAAAAAGAATTGTTAACTATTTTGTTGAAGGTGTGCAAGAAAAAGTTGTTGATAAAGTTAAGCAATTATTATTAAGTCCAAATATTGGTTTAATAGGACATAATATTATTTTTGACTGTTCTGTTATTTATTATGATTTTGGCATAAATGTAATGGATAAAGTTGTTGCTGATACAATGGTTTATCACCATTTATTAAGAGAAAATCCACCACACGATTTGAAGACATTAACTATTTTATATACTCCATTTGGTAATTACTATCAAGAAATAAAAGATATATTTAGGGGTAAAGCTAAAAAGTGGTATGAATATGTTGATTGGGAAGAACTTTACAAATATTGTGCTTATGACTGTTGTGTCTGTTATTACTTATGGCAATTTTTTGAAAAGAGAATAAATGCTATTGCAAATAGTCAAAGAAAAGTAAGAACAAAAATTGTTGAAAGAATTAAAACTTATTATAAACTAAAGAAGCCATATATTCACTTTTTATATACAGTATGGCAACTTGATTGGTTAAAGAAGATTGCAATAGAACATTACAAAATTTTATTTCAAATGCAATTAAATGGATTGCCATTTTCTTTAAGCTATGTAAAAGAACTTGATAAGAAAGTTCAAGAACAAATAAAAGAGAAAGCAAATCAGCTTAATGCAATAGCTGGAAAAGAAATTAATTGGAATTCTACAAAACAAATAGGAGAAGTTTTTAATAGTTTAGGAATACAATCTCCAGTAAAAACAGCTAAGGGAAATCAATCTTTTAATGAAGAAGCTTTGAAAAAATTATCTGAAAGTGGTGTTAAGCTGGCAAAAGAATTGCTTGAATACAGAAATTTAATGACAAACTATACTAAATTTGTAAAGTTAATTGATAAATATAAGTATAGGTGGATAGAAACTGAAGATAAAGATATTATTAGAATTGCTTGTAGAATAAATATAACTGGAACTGAAACTGGAAGATTATCTACTACTGAACCAGCATTTCACCAAATACCAAGAGACAATACTTATAGAAATATGATAGTAGCAAGAGAAGGGTGGGAAATTGTGTCTGCTGATTATTCTACTGCTGATTTAAGATTTATTGCTTGGTATGCAAACTGTAGGAGTATGATTGAGGGGTTTGAAAGTGGTGTTGATTTTCACCGTTGGTGTGCAGCAAAGATATTTAACAAAGACCCAGAAGATGTAACAAAAGAGGAGAGACAGATTAGTAAATCAATAAATTTTGGAGTAGCTTATTTAATGTCTGCATATAGTTTATCACAAACACTTAAAATACCAATTGAGAAGGCTCAAGAGTTTATAGATAAATGGTTTGAAGATAAACCAGAAGTGAGATATTTTATTGATATGTTACTTAAAAAGTATGAAAGTGCTAGTGAAGGTGAAGAAGTAACTTATTGTAATATTTTTGGAAGGTGTAGAAGAGTTGTAAGGGTTAAAAAATTTTATTTTAATCCTAATACTGGAAAAAGAAGATATAATCCAGAATATGGGCATATAGAACGCTCAATTGTAAATTTTTATCCACAATCTTCTGTTGCTGATACACTTGCTATTGCAGTTATTAGAATGAATAAGAAATTTATTGAAAATGGTCTTGAAAATTATGTAAAAATGTTGTTGACAATACATGATGCTGTGTTGTTGGAAGTTAAAAAGGAATATGTTGATAAGGTTTGTGAAATAGTAAAAGAAAGTATGGAATTTCCAATACCATTTCCATATAAAAAACTTATTTTACCAGTTGATTTCACTGTTGGAAAATGCTGGTATAAAGATTAAAAGAAAGAGAAGGGGGAAGATAAAATGAAAGAAAATTTTAAAGAATTTTTAAAAGAAACTTTAGAAGCTATAATTGCTGGCTTATTTTCTTATGCTACAATGTCTATTATTGCTTGGAATACAGACATATCACAATGGAATTGTTGGTTAAGAGCTTTTTTTCTTTTAATATTATTTCTATTAATATCAAAGAAGGACTGATAAAATGATTAAAATGTTTCCTTTTGAAATTGAAAATACTTCTGATAAAAAGGTAAAAGTTGTTAAGTTTGACAAAAGTAATGTCAAAATGTTACTTGACTGGTTAATTGATAATTGGAAGAAAAAGTTAAAAAAAGCAAAAGATAATAATGATAGTTTTAATATGTATATTGCTTTATGTTATATTGATGCTTTTATGCTAGTAAAAAGTTATTTATTTGGAACAAAAACAATTTCAAAAAATTCAAATTTGTTAAATAATCTTATTGACAAATTTTGATTTAGTGGTAAAATATTATGTATGACAAATTGTCAAGAAAAAATCTTAAAATTATTTGTTTCTTGTGATAATAAAATTTCATTTTTAAAAGAAAAGTCAAAGAAATTTTCATTTTCAAAAGATAAAGTAAAAAATATAAAGGATTTTGTTGAAAGTTACATATTTAATTTAAGACAAAGTATTGGCTTTAAAATTTCAAGTTTAAAGTTAAAACAATTTAAATATGAAAATTGTAAATGTTTTATTTCAGATATAACCAAAAATTTGTATGTTTTTGTAAATGATAACACTAATGGAATATTCTTTGTTATTAATAAAAGTGGAATAATTACAAACACTATTATTTTTGAAAACAAATTTAATATAAAGAATAGAAGAAGGTAATAGTATATATGTATATTGCAAAGACTGTGGTTGGAAGTAATGTGGTAAACTAGTTAAGAAAAAACTTAGTTGGATTATTATACTAGAAGAAATTTGATACTAAATTAATAAAAAAGAAAATGAAGAAAAGGAGGGATAAGCAATGGAAAAAAACAAGTTCTTTTGTAGTGAAATTAATGAAAATATTCTCAATCCATTTGAAGATTTAATGAAAGAAATTGCTGAAAAAAGAGTAGAAATTCTTAATGATTTTGCAAAAGCATATTTAGCTGAAAAACAGCTAAAACCATCAGAAGTAATTCTAGTTGAAAAAATAGAGCCTAATAGAATTATTTGGTATTTTGAGAAGAAAAGTAATAAGGGGGATAAGTAATGGGTATAAAAATTGCTATTGTTGGAGCAACTTCTTCTGGAAAATCAACTTTAATAAAAGAACTAAAAAAGAAGACTGATATTCCAATTATTGAAGAAGTTGCAAGAAAAGAAATTGAAAAACTTGGGAAATCTCCACTTGAACTGTCTCCAGAAGAACAGTTAAAATTTCAAATGAATTTACTTGAAAAGCAAATAGAAGTTGAAAATAATTATAAAGATTTTATTACTGATAGGTCTGTAATTGATATTTTAACTTATTTTTATTATTTTGGTTTACACTACAAATTTCCAGATAAGTTTATTGATTCTTATAATAGAATATATAAACATATTTCAAGTTATTCTGTTATAGTTTATATACCACTTACAAAAGAAATACCTTTTGTAAAGGATGGGGTTAGGTATGAGTGTGAATTTTGTAGAAATTTACTTGATGCTTTATTATTTCAAATTTTATTTAATTGTAGATATTTCCCAGTAGCAATTTATACTTTGGACAGGGTTGATTTACAAGAAAGAGTAAATTTTATTTTAGACTTAATTGATTATTATAAGATAAGAATTTAACCCAAACAAAATTCAAATTAAAGGAGCAAGCAATGAAAACTGCAAAAATATATCCCAGACTTGATTTATCTTTTATTGACCACCCTTTTAGAAAATTGTCAATTTCTACCTATTTTTGTGGTTGTCCAAGAAGGTGCAAAGGTTGTCATAATCCAGAATTACAAAATTACAATAATCCAGATTGTATAGAAGTAGATTATAATCAATTTTTTAGACAAATTTATATGAAATGTAAAAAGTTTGAAGAAATAGAAGGTTTAGTTTTATTAGGTGGTGAACCATTATCTTATACAGAATTTTTAAAGAGAGCTTTATCAAAAATAAAAATTTTAAAAATTGATATTGTTTTATATACTGGTTATTTATTTGAACAAATAGATAAAGAGTTGCTTTACTTTATAGATTTTGTAATTGATGGAGAATATAGAGAAGATTTGAAAACAAATACCTTTCCAGCTTCAGCAAATCAAAGAGTTTGGCAAAAAGTCAATAATAGCTGGATTGATATTACCAGTCAATTTTTAAGTTAATAAAAAACAAATTTAAAAAAAGGGGGTTTGGTTATGCAGTTTAATGCAATAGACATTAATTCTCTTTTTTTCAAGCAAGTTTATCAGTATGCTCTTGAAAATTATCCACAAGCTTTAGCTTATTTAGGAATAGCTCCAGAAAAATTTAATATTGAAAATTTCTTAAATAAGTATTTTCAGACACAGTTTATTCAAGATATTTCTTCAGACCCAACTGCAAATGTTGAGGGGAAGAGTATTGCAAGATTTAAAGCAGAATTGGGAATTCCTTTTATGAAATATATTGTTTTTAAAACTCTTTTTGATAAAATGGTAGAAATGTATGGAATTGAAGTAGCTAAATTTTTAGCAAGAAATTTATTTAATGGTATTTTTTATCTTCACGATTCAGCTCATTTATCTTGTTACTGTTTAGGAGTAGATTTAAGTAAATTGTTATTTGATGGAATAAATTGGGGATATTTGCACTCTTTACCACCTAAAAAGCCTAGAACTTTTATTAATCAAGTAAAGGAAGTAGTGATAGAGTTGAGCCATGAGTGGGCAGGGGCTATTGGACTGCCCTGCTTGATTATACTTTATACATATATTTACTGTAAATATTATGGAATTGAAAAAGAGATAAATAAGAAAGAAGTAATTGATGATTTTCAAAATCTTGTTCATACTCTTAATAGAGAGTTAAGAGCTGCATTTCAATCTCCATTTACTAATATTTCTTATTTTGATAGATATTGTCTTGATGAAATAATGGAATATGTGTATAGTTGGATGCTATCGGAGAATGGGTGGGATAAAGAGACATTTATTGAAAAGGTAATGAAAGTGCAAGAAATAGTTATGGAATTTCTAAGCAAAGGAGACCCAAAAACTGGTTCTCTTTATCGCTTTCCAGTTCAAACTGTAAATTTAACAAAAGACAAAAAAGGTAATATTAGGGATAAAGAATTTTTGAAAATTGTTTGTAAATATAATACAAAAGGACAAATGAATATTTATGTATCTGATAATGTAGAAAGATTTAGTTTTTGTTGCAGGTATCAGAGTAGTGTTAAAGATATAAAATTTGATAGTTTTGGAAATGGAGGAATAAACATAGGTAGTATCCACATTGTTACTATAAATTTAAATAGAATTGCTCTTGATGTAAAAATTAAAAGTAGTAAAGAAAATAAAGATAATCTAAAAAACAATTTTATTTCACTTTTACTTCTAAGAATGTTTGAAGCAAAGAAAATACTTGATGCTTTTAGGGAAGTATTAAGAGATAAAATTAAACAAGGCTTCTACAAGTTTTTTAATTTAAAATGGTTTGATTTAGATAAACATTTCTTTTCTACAATAGGTTTTGTTGGGTTATATGAAGCTATGGAAACACTAGGATTAAATATAAAAGATAAGTTTGCTGTTGAAGTAATGCAAACTATGGATAAAGTTATAGAAGATTTTAATAAAAATGGTAAAGGAATTATGTATAATCTTGAGCAGATACCGGGAGAAGGGGCTTGTGCTATATTACCCAAAATAGATAAGCTTTTTTATGGAGAAGAAAATGTCCCTTATGTTTTATATGCTAACCAATTTATTCCTTTATATGTAGAACACTCTATTTTGGATAAAATAGAAATTGAAGGTAAATTTTTTAAATACTGTTCTGGTGGAGCTATTTCACATATTAATATAATGCATGAGTTAAAGCCAGAAGAAGTGGAAAAAATGATAAAAATGGTAGTAAAAGCTGGAATTGAACATTTTGCTCTTAATCCAGTTTTTTCTATTTGTGAAAATAATCATTATATTATAGGTAAAGTTGAAAAATGCCCTATTTGTAATGCAAAAATTAAAGATTGGCTTACAAGAGTAGTTGGTTTTTTTACCAAAGTTTCAACTTGGCAAAAAGATAGAAGAGATTGGGAATTTAATAAAAGAATTTGGTTTGATTTAAGCTAGTTTTTATCTGGGGGCTTTTGCCCCCTTATTTTTTATTTTGGAGTTATAAAATGAAGAAAAATAAGTGGAAATCTTGGAAATATGAAGCAAAATATAGTCAAGTGCGGAGAAAAATAAAACGCAAGACAAATAAGAGAGATAGACAAATAGCAAAACTAGTATTACAAAAAGAATTGCTTAAATATTATGAATAAATACCAGTTAAATTTAATTTTCTTTTTTGTTTATTAAAGTAAAGTTTATTGAAACTAGTTTATCATTGATACCAATATTTTTGCAAGCTTTTTTATAGCAATTTTTATATTTTTTAGCCATCTTATTAAGAAAATCATAAAATTCATCATAATCTGGTGGATTATTTGCATTCATTTTGATATTGGCTTTCTTTATGAAGTTAGATACTTCATAAATAGCTTCAAATGGAGAAATACCAAGTTGTTCAAACCATTCACAAGTTCCCATTCCTATTCTACCATAGACAAGAAAATCTCTTAAAGCATTTCTAAAAGCTCCTTTAATATGTGCTTCTATTTCTGCTTTTTCAAAATCAAATTCATCCCAATTATCAGGAATATTTTTGTTTTTCTTTACTTCTTCATAAGTTTCAAGTAAAAATCCTATTTCTTTTAAACTGGCTTCAAGATAAGAAAAACAGTTGCTGATTTTAATTTGGATTTCTTGTATTTTAAGTTCAATTTCTTTTTTTCTATATCATCATAAGTTTCTTTAAGTTTCCTTTTAAGTTTTTCTATTTTTATTAGATTTTTTAATTTTTATTGTATTTTCAGTAATAGCTTGTTGTCTATCTTCAATTTGAGCTAGAATTTGATGTAATACTCTATAAGTAGCATCTGCTGGAAATATCATAGAAAGAGATTGTAATTTTCTTGAAACTTGTGAAGTAGAACGAGAAAAATTATAAATTTTTTCATTAGCTTCAGATATATTTTTAATTATATAGTTCATTTTTTTGTGTCTATTACTTTAAAAGGTTGCTGAGAAGCTATTTCTACTCTTGAAAGTGATGATAAGTTGTTAAAAACTTTTGATGCTTCTTGAATTTGTTTTGTCATTTGTTTGATATTATTTTTACTATTCATAATATTTCTTACCCCCCATTAATAATTCTAACTATTCCCATTTTATAGATTTAATACTTTCAATATCATTACTATCATCAACTTCTTTTTGTAACTTCCATTTTTTCTCTAAACAATCTATAATAAACTGTTTTAATTCTGTTATTATTTGTTCAAATGTAGAAATATCAACAGAATGAAGTTTGTTATAATAGTCTCTTAATTGGATAGTAGATAAATTTTTTAGCTTAGCATAACTTAAACCAATTTCAAGATTTTGTAAATCACTTAATTTACTATCAATTTTTATGCCTATAGATGTTATATATCCATTTGATAGAGTATCAAGAAAAGCTTGTTTAATTTCTTGTTTCTTTTTTCTCTTCCACATTTCAAGCTCTTTTTCCATATCAACTTCAATTTGATTATTATCTGGATTATATTTATAAAAACCAAAATCAGACTTAGGTGGATTATCTACTTTGATATAAGTAACATCATAAAATTTTTGAGATAGAAAATATTTTTCTTTTTCTTTTGGAATGTTAAGAAGCTTTGCATTGTTATATTTATCTATCCTAAAAATGGCCATTGTCTCCCCCTTTACCTTATGAACTTATTATAGAATAAGTAAGGTTTTGTTTAGCATATTTTCTTACTCTAATCCAATGAAAGTTCCATACTGCAGGATTCCAAACACCAATAATTAGTCTCTTCCAAACTTGATTCTTAAATGTGGAATCTTCTCTACTATGGTCAACTTCTAGGCTATTATCAGTTGTAGGTTTAAAATGGTATAAAATATTACCATCATAAGCACCAGCAATATAATAAGATACATTTGTTTGAGCATCATAAAATCCAGGATATTGATTATGGTCAGTATTTACATAATTTGAATTAACTACAGTTCTCATAAAATGTGCACTTCCATTCCAACCCCACCATCCCCAATCATATCCATTCTTTAAAATATCATCAGTATTTCCAGAACTACCTAAAGTCTCTTCTGTAGATAAACCAAATATAGCACTCTCTCCAATTGTATTTGCACTAATTACAGCTTCAATAATTACATTATTAGGTAAAGACAAAATAGGTGATTGGTAAAAAGAAATACCTTCAAGTTGTATTTTACCATTCTGTAATGACCCATTTCCACAGATTACACTAAATTTAGTGCTATTGTTAAAATCGTCATAAAAATCAAAAATATCATCACCAGAAACAGCAGTTTCAACACTACTTGGCATTATGTATAAAACTATATTACTATTAGCAGAAATTGATGGTATTTTAATCCAAATTGAAGAAGTATCCCATTCTGTTTTAATATCAGTAACTTCCCCATTGGATTTTTCATAAGTAAAAGGCACTATAGTCCCATCAGTAGTTGTAACTTTGAAATAAGGCCAAGAATCAATGATAGATTTAACTCCACTTAAATTAATTTTTATTTGAAAATCTGATAAGTTACAAGAATTTGGATTATTTAATTGTAGTTCAATTCTGTTAGACAACTCATTATATAGTTGCTCTACTTCAGAAGCTGATAATTGTCTTGAAAATACTCTAATATGGTCTATCAATATATTTGAACAAGGAAAATCTCCACCAGTAGCATTACCAGAGCCAAACAACAAATAATCACGAGGTTCACTACTAGCAGAGCTTCCTATACTAGAAGTTCCAGCATAATTACCATCAAGATAGACATCAACTGCATTACTTCCATTCCAAACTAAACAAATATGATGCCAAGAATTAGCAGTTAAACCAATGTTAATAGATTGACCAGGGCAAATACCGGTTTTACCACAAGAAACTTTTAAATCTTGATGAACTAAAAAATTCCAATGTCCATTAGGCCCAGACATAACTACACAATAACTTGCTGGAATACTATTATCAATATAAATCCAAAAAGATACACTTTTGCAGTCAATAGGCCCAGACACTTTAATTGTTTGATTGCCAGTAAACTTTACAGCTTTATTTTTTTTACCTTCAACAAAAATAGGACTGTTATATGTAGAAACACTATGTCCTTCTAAATCACTAAAATCTCCATCTAGTGGCATTAACACTTTTTCACTATTATCTCCAAAGAAATCAAGGGTATATGGCCCTATTATAGTTCCTAGCTGTCCAACCCATTTATTCATATTATAACTATTATCAGTGCATACAAAAATTTCACCAGTAGAAGAGTTAATCCAAACAGCTCCAACACCAGAAGGATTAACTTTATTAGTTGGATTTGAAGTAGATACATAATCAGCATTATTACTACCACTAATAGCTATTTGACTCCAAATATATTCACTTCCATTCCATTCTAAGAATGTGTTTGCTATTGTAGGATTTGGAACATCTGAAATATCAGTTAATTTACTATTAGTTTTATCTATATCTTCCCAAGAAATATTATTTTTATTTTTTGTATAATTTATATAGAAAAAAGATAATAGTTTATTCATAGTTTCACCCCTACTTTAATTTATACAAAGGAAAGTATTTTTCTTTTACTACAAAATAAAGTTTGGTTTCTGTAATACTTTTATCATTTAATATCTCATAATAAAGTTTCTTAATTTGTTGAACCCAACCTACTCTTACTCCTATTTTTATTAGCTGCTCCCAAGCTTGAGCTTGACCATACTGAGAATTAAGACTAGAAACTTCAGTTTTTAAATCTGATTTTCCTTCCATTATTTTTGTAGCAGACTGATACACAAGCTTTCCTATTTCTCCAGCAGACAAATTTGTATAATTCACAAGATAAGAAGTCCAAAATAACTGGTCAACTTGGTCTGACTTTTGTTTACTTTCTGGATAATATTTTAAAATCCAATTTTGTGTATATTTATCAAGTATTGCTTTTCTATCCATATTTATTCTCCTTTAATATTTTATAAATTGTTCTCTTGAACCCATTGTATCAATTTCTGTATGAAAATCTAGATATAGTATAGGTAAATCAAAATTCCAATTATCTTCTGTATCAGCTCCAAGTCTTGTTACTTTGGCAAAAACAACTTGACTGATTGAGTGGACAGTATCAAGAAAACCAAAATCAAAAAGCACATGTCTCCCTTTCATCTCTTCTGTTATTGGAAATATTTTTGTAATTGAACTTAATTGTTTATTTACTTGTCTAACAGTTCTAATATTTCCACCAGTTACAAGAGTTTCAACTGGAAGTTTTTGCCACTCAAATTTTAATTTTATATTTCCAGTTGTAGCATCTGGTGGTATATAACAATGAATATGAAATGCACACTTGGAATTATATTTAGCTCTATGATTAAATTGAGTAAAAAAAGATACTGAACTATTAACACCAGCTGGAAATGCCCAAGTTTCAATAACTGGAGTAATGCTTTTAACTGTAACTTTATATTTATCTACTGGAATATCATTTAATTCTACTTCTATATCTTCTAATACTTCTTCACCAATATTTTTAATTTCTACAGTATATCCATTTTCTATAGGATAGGAAGTTATTTCAAGTTTACTTGTATCATAATATTTTCTTATACAAATATAGTCAACTTTCAAGGGATTAGAACTTGTATCTGAATCACAAATAAAAGATAAATTTCCCATATTATAAGAATAACTTGCATTAACTGTTTTATTTCTGGTAATGTTTTTGAAAGTTTGTTTATTTTGTTCTATTATAACTTGATATTCATTCCACGCATTAGCTTGCTGAGAACCAACTGGATATGTCCAACCAGTAGAAATAGCATGATTATAAGAACCTTTATCAGAAATAAAGTAAAGATTACCAACTTTTATTCCAGAGTCAAAATCATAGTTTCCACTATACATCTTCCATTCTATCACAACTTTTTCTGGAATTGCAAAAGTAGTTGTAGCTCCAATTATTTGATTACCCCCATTTACTATCAGTTGTCCATTACTTAATGAGCTATTTTTATAAGTCCATAAATTATTGTTATAACTATCAAAATCATCATATAGCATAAAGACTTTTTCATTTTCTGCTTTTCCTTCTTCATTTCTTTGAAATGTGTAAGTAATAGTTTCATTTGGTTTAAATGTTCCTTTTATCCAAACCTTGTCTTTATAGACAGCATAAGCAGTAGGAGATTCATATTCACTTTCAGCTAAGTAATAAGTTACCATAGTGTTATCTGGACTTATCTTATTTGCCAACTGGTCATCCCACACAGTAGCTTCATCTTTTAAAATAAATGTTCCATCTGGCAGTATTTTAAAATTTGGTGGTAATGTTTGATTTTGTTTAAAATTAAAGAAAAAATTTATCAAATTATTCATTCTTATCTCCTTTATTAAAACCTTGTATCTTCTGGTATTAACCAAACATTTACAGTTCCAGTAGCACTTGTGTTTCCATTCATTTTGACTTTAATTTTAAATTTTTCTTCATTTTTTCCTACTGGAATGGGAATGTTATATAATCCTTCATTTAAGGTTCTTTCATAATTAACTATACTATTTCCATCATCTTGTTGAACTGGAAACCATTTATCAATTGACTTTTCATATTTCTCAAAACTTACTGTAATATTATCTTCAGTTCCTTTTGTATATTCTATATAAACCATTATGGTATCTTTTTTTCCAGTTTCAATTGCTCCTTCAACAGAAATATCACCACTATTTATCAATAGGTTATTTCTTGCATATATATAAATCATTTTAACAACCCCCTTATTTTTAAATTGTAAATTCTATTTCTTTTTCAAACCTACTTACTTTCATAAGTTGAACAAAGTAGTCAGGGTGAATGACAGATAAATTTAAGTCTTTATTCCAAATACCACTTTCAACAAGACCTTTCGCACAACCTTCACTACAGAAATATTTATCTTTCCAATCATTGCATTTAAATACAAATCCTATGATACCTTTCCAATCATATTTTACTTTATTACAAGCAAATTGAAGCATTATTTCTTTTAATTTTTTTGCTTTTTCAAACTCAACTTCTTTAAACCAAATTTCAACTGGTGTTTTTGGTTTATGGTTGCAAAATCCACTCACCCCCCATCTCCAACCATCTTCAAATTTCCAAGCTTCAATTAACTTTGTTATATCTATATAATCCTTACCATACCAATCAAGAATATAAGCAATATGACTGTAATCACTTCTTGTCCAAAACTTTATACATTTTGAAACAAAAGAAATTCCTTTAAATGCTGCAAATCTTATTTTTGCCATTTTTAATAAACCTTACAATTTAAATTACAGTCTCTAGCATTAAGCTTAGCTATAGTTAATATCTCTGGTTTTATAGTTTTTATTTGTTTTATATTTTCTTTTTTAAATTCTTGACAAAAGAAATCTAGAACATTTATTCCATCAAGATAAAGAGAAGCAAATCCTTGAGTATATATTATTCTGTTTGATGTTAACATTTGGTCAACACTTAGCACTATTCCTATAAAAACATCTATAAATATTGATAAAATTGAAGTTATATTATAAACAAATTCTAAGTAAAAATCTTCTCCTTCTATTTTTAAATTTTTTAATTTTTTACAAAACCATTCTTCACCAACTTTCTTATGTATTTTTATAGAATAATCAACTATCTCTTTTCCCCTATTACTCAACACTTTAAATAGTTTTTTCTTAACTTTTGAAGCTTTTAAAACAAGTTCTTTAAAAGAACTTGTTAGAAAAATGTTAAAATTTTTACATCTCTCATTTCTTAGAGCTAGAAATTTATTCCATAATGTAATATTTTTATACCACTCTAACACAAGTTCTACACCTATATCAATCATATAAAGACTTGAAGCATGAAAAAATAAAGAACTTGCATATACTTGCTTCATTACTTCAGATTTTAATCCATAAAAATAAGATAAGCCAGAACTGATAGCTGAAGATATAAGAGACATTCTTTTAAATAATCCATTATCAATTTCTATTTCTGGCACTATCAAATCTTCATTAGGGCTTCTAAAATACTTTGTTATATATTCAGAAAAACTTATAGGTAAGCAGTGTTTACCACAAGTTTGACATAACTCCATATTAAAGCCCCCCAAACCTTTCTCTTGAAATTAAATGTCTAATTTCTCTAATGTCTTGTTTTATTTCTTGAAGTGTTGTAACAATCTGTTCATGTCTTATTTGATTATTTTTTGAATTTGAATGAAATTTTTCTTCAAGTAAATTTATTTTATTAGATACATCATTTAACTTCAGTTCTATTTTTGAGTCTTGCTTTTTAGGATAAAGGTGTTTTGTATAAATATAAACAATAAATTTTTCTATATAAGGTAAAATCAATATGCCTATAATGAGAAGAAGAATAAATACAAAAGGGTGTTTATCCATAGTGTGTTCTAAAAATGCAAAAAACCCTTCCATTTTACATTATCTCCAACAAATTTTTGTCTAAAAAAATAAAAATTTACTTAAAATTTTCTTCTACATTATCAAGTTTTTCATTTATTTTCATACTTGTTTCTTTTGTTTTTTCTTCCATTTTTTCTATTAATTCATAAATTTCTTTTTGAATTTGCTTAGCTTTCCATACACCAATTATAAAACCACATAAAAAGGAAATAATAATAGCTATTGTTTCCACAATCATTTTTTACCCCCTTTACCAAAATTTCCACCTTTTGCTACTAAATTCTTGATATTTTATTCCATATTTAAAAACTTTTTTACTATATGAATAATTTATATCACAATCATATCTATATTGTAAACATTTTCCTTTCTTTCTCCAAACACAAATTTTTCTCTTATGTTTTAAACAATTTTTATAACCAGTTTCCCAACTAATATCTGGCAATACTTCTCTTAATATTTTTCTACACCTACCATTATAACATTGATAAGTTATAAAAAGTTTCTTATATTTGTTTATTTTATGATATTTTTTAAGAATATAAGCTTGAGCATAAAAGTAATCAAAACTATCCTTTATTTTCCAAGCTGGAAAATATTTTTTTAATTCTTTATCCCAAAATCTTGGAGTAATTTGGGCATAACCTAAAGAGCCAATACCATCAAGTGAACCTATCCACCTACACCCAGTTTCAGCTTTAATTTGTCCTAGACTAAACCACCAAGGATAATCAATCCCAAAAAACCATTGGTGTGCTGCTCTAACTTTCCACTTTAACTGTTCACACCTATCCCAAGAAAATCCACAATTAACTAAAAGCAAAAATAATAGCTGAACCAATAAGTAAAATATAATAATATGTTTTTTTATCATTTTCACTCCACTTAATTTTACCAAGTCTTATTCTTCTAAAAATATATGTTAAAAAATACCAAATTGTTACAAGACTTATTTTCTTAATAACAATTTGCATTGGTGGAAGTAAATCAAAAATTTTGCCATTATTATAAATAATAAAAGAAATTGCTATAATAATAATGGCAAGCCACCAGTCTTTTAAGAAACTTATCTTTCCTTTCATAATAGTCTCCTTATCTACAAAGTTTTATAGCTTCTCTTAAAAGTTCATTTTCTTTTTTAAGCTCAAAATAATTATTAAGAATAATTTTAAGTTTTTCTGGATATGTAGCATTATCTGGTATTTCTTCTAAACTGGCTTTTGGTATATCTGGTATTTTACATTTAATAAAAATAGGTTTTTCAACATATTGAACTCTTGGACTTTGTGAAAAACAACCAAAAAATAAAAATGATGATATAGCAAGAAAAAGTAATTTATTTTTCATTTTCTTTTCCTTTTTTACTTCCTTTTTCTATTTCTATAAATTTATCAATCATTAAACACATTTGTTCACATTCCTTCTTTGTAACATAAACTTTTTTTGTAATAACTTTTGGAATATAAATAACTTTTGGTTTTTTATTTGCTATTTTTAATAATTTATTTATATCTTTTTCATATTTTTCTTTTTGTAATACTATTTCTTTTTTTAGCTTATTGTTTTCCAATATGTAATTATCCAGCAATTTATGTATTTTTGTATTTTCATTTTCAAGTTTTACTATTTTGCTTTTTAATTCCTTATTCACATTAAAAAAATAAAAGTTTAATATTACAGAAAAAATAAAAGGTAAGTATAGTATTAAGCTTCTTATTCTGGAAGAGCCAAGCAAAGCTAAAATAAAATTAAACACTATTTACCCCCAAAAACTTGAACTGAAAAAGCTACATCAGTTGCTTGATTGTTATTATCATAAACTTCTACAGTAAAGCCACTAGTTGTTATATTTGAAATACTAATAACATAAAAACCAGAAGTATTACAAGTAGCAACAACAGAATAATTTGCATTTGCCATTGCATTACTAAAACTTATTTCATATACTCCAGTAGCAGAATGATTAACAGAAGCTAGGTTATAACTATCACCTATTGTTCCATCACTATTTATTTTTCCCCAACAAGTGCAAATAGCAATATTATTTATACTACCATTAACAGTTATATCATTTGAAAATGTTTTATTTCCAGCAATTGTTTCATCATTACTTGTATGCACATAATCATTTTCATTAAAATCTGTTATATCATTTTTAGTATGTGTATGATTTATATCAGCTTTATTTGACAGTTCATTTGAAATTTTTTGTGATGTCCACAGAAAAGAAGTTCCAGTTTGAGTATCATCAACATCACAGTTATCTACTTTATTAGCATTATCAGCTTGTTCTACTATACCATCATTATCACTATCATAAGTAGATTTATCAAGAAAATCAGAACTATCTTTTCCATCAAGTAAATCAGCATCAAGTCCACTTCCAGAACCATCAACATTTTTTATTTTATTTAAAATAGTATTATCATCAACATTACTTAAATCTTTTTTTGCAAGATAAGCTTCAAGTTGTGTTGATAGATTGGCTATTGTATCTTTTATCCATTTTGAAACAGAACTATCATACCTCAAAATATTCCAATCATCTGGAGTTGAATTCCATAAATCTTCAAATTTTGCAAGATAATCATTAAGCTTCTCAAAATTACTAGAATAAATATTATTCCAACCTTGTGTTCCATAGGAAACACCTTCAAGTTGAGTAGGTTCATATATCATATCACCATTCCTCCCTTTTATCTAAGTTTAATATATCTTTTATATAAATTTTTGTATTACCATTTTCAAGCTTTGCAAAAGTTTAAAATACTTGTATATGTTTCTTTAGTTATTACTATCTTGTAATATTTATAGTTAATAAAATTATAAACTTTCTTCTTTACCAACTGTTACAGTAGGTTCTTGTTCTGTATATTTACGGACAAAAATATACTTAAAATAAACATTATCTTCACTATCTTTTGTTAATGCAAAAGAATTTCCAAATCTATCTACTGTAAAATCTGATAGTATAATACTATCATTAATAGTAATGAGTTTAATAATGTTGTCTGTAACTTTTATACAAACTTTCTGATTAGTTCCATAAGGATAACTACTTATTATTCTGTAATTACCAGCAAAATGTCCACCTAAAATTTTATCAATATGAATTTTGCCACCTTCCCAAGGTAGAAGACACTGCACATAATCAGTATTACTAGTATCTAGATTTATACCTATTCTTGTATCATGGTCTCCCTCAGAATTATCATATTCTGTTTCAATAATATAATTTGGTGGCAAATTATATTTAGAATATATAATATTCCAAGATTCTGCAGAACCAATTCTTAATTTGCTATCAGATACAGAATAATCGGGTGAACCTTTAATTGCCCATTTATTTGTATCTAGTTCATTTCCATCAAAATCATCAAAAAATTCAAATACTTCATCACCATTACTTGCATCTATAGCAGCATTGTTACCATAATACATATAAATATTTGTAGTAGAACCAGATAAAATTGAGGGAACTTTTACCCATATTTTAGCTATTTGATTTATATTATCCCATTCTTCAATCCAATGATTTAGTATTGTTACTCCATCACTATCTGTAAATCTTATATCACTACCATCACTATTTGCTTTAGTAAAATCAAAATTAGTATTATCAAGTGTTACTAAAATTTGATAATCAGTTAAATTTTCACTATTAGCAGAATTATCAATTGTTATTAATCTTCTATAATTAAAGCCAGACAACCAATTGGCATATTCAATGTAAAGTCTGCTAGTATTAAATTGAGAATAATCAAGAGCCACTTGATAATCAGTCAAATTTTGAGTAGAGTTAATAGTTACTTTTTTTCTTTTTGTATAAATAAATCCACCTTTTTCCCAACTTCCAGTTTCTTCTGCACCATAAGTTACAGTAGGTTCTTGTTCTGTATATTTACGAACAAAAACATAATCTACTAAAAAATTTCCACTTAAAGCATCTCCAGAAAATCCTATTTTTCTATCTATAGTTTGTAGTCCATTTGGTTCTGTAATTTCTGGAATGTTTTGTATTCCTCTTATAATTGTAAATTTGTTGTCATATACTTTTATAATATACTTAATCCATTCATTAACATTCCATTCCATTCTATAGTCTGCTATTACATAATATGATTCAGATACTCGCTCTCTTATATCTTCATCACACCCACCACCTCGTGTTTCATGTTGAATTGTAACATAATGGTAACTATCAATTAACCAAAAATTAATAGCTCCTAAACTATCATCAGTATCATGTGCTACAAGTGTTTCTACAACATAATTACTAAAAGTAACATTACTAATTACAGCTGGTTTTCCCCCTTCATTAGGGGATTTTCCAGCTATCTTCAAAACTCCATTATCAACTGTAACAGTTGTAATTCCAGTATTCATCCATTTATTTGTATCTAGTTCATTTCCATCAAAATCATCAAAAAATTCAAATACTTCATCACCATTGCTGTAATCTGGAGCATTTTCATTTCCATAATAAACATAAATTTGATTATCTCCAGCAACTAAATCTACTTTTATCCAGATTTTTGCCATTTTTATTACCTTTATTAAATTTTCAACTTTTTTAAATTCTTAGCTTAAGGTTCATACCAATAAGGTATTGTATTACCAGAATTATTACCAGAATTAGGCACATTTACAGTTATAACATTACTATCAAAACCATTCCACCTTGTTTTTATTTTTAAAGTAAATGCTTCTGGCCTATTTTCAATAGTAAAATTAGGACTATCAAAATACATTTCTGGCTCATCATTTATTTGTGCTACTATAATACCTTCATATTCAAATGGATACTGGTCTGTAGTAGTATCTGGATTATTTTTTCCAGCTCCAATTCCATTAGTTTTACTTACTACAAAAACATCAACATTAACATTTGCTGGATTTGAATTATCTCTTGTAGCTATAACTTTTTCTGGAGTTATTGGTCTCTTAGCTTTCATAGTAGGCTCAACATAAATTGGAGTAGCATCTTCTATACTTCCAATTTTATTATTTAATACTGGAACTATTTTTAAATAAAATGGAGAAGATAAATTTACTCCAGTTAATATGTTATCTGATATTTTGGTAATGTAAATATCAGTTCCAGCATTATGATATGCTTTACCACTCCAATTTACATTTCTAATTATACCAGTAATTTTATAATTTGTAGTTTCATAAGGCTCAAAATTTTGAAAAGTCATTATTTCATTATCAATAACTATTACTCTATTTGTAGTAAACAAATCTGTTCTTGAAATAGTATCCCAATCATTATCAAAAGATGTGTATGGGGTATAAATGATACCAACTGTATCATCAATTTCATAAGTAGTATCTGGATAATCATTAACAAGAGTTCCATTTGTAGCAAAAGTAGTAAAAGTTCCCATATATTTATAATCAGTTCCAGTAAAACTTAAATATACAGCAAATCCAGTTTCATAACCTTTTTCTCTTGCAACTAAAAGCAAAAATGTTGGAGTAGTCTTAGTAGTTTCATTATAATCAAGTTCTATTACTTTTATTTTTTGAAAAGGTGGTAAATCATAGGAAGGTTCTACCCATTGAGTTCCACCAGTATCAGTATAATAGTTATCAAATAACTTTTCTGTATGTTGAATTAGTTTTATATGAACTTCATTACTATCAAATTTTGGCTCACTTATACTAACAATTCTGAAATCTCCTTCCAACCCAACATCACTATTTTTTATAGTAATAATATCACCAATAGTATATTTTGCATATTTAATAGGAACTACAATATCAAGAGAACTTTTAGGGAAACTTTCTTTTTTCATTAAGCTTGTTAACAGTTTTAAAGCAAGGCTTCTACTTGAAATAGCAGTTAAGTCATAGTTAACTTGAATATTTTTTCCAGAAATTAACTTTGCTGCTGGATTTTCAAGGATAATTGTTCTTACTGTTCCATTTTCAACATAATTAGCTCTAAATTCATTTGGAACACTATTCCAAGTTGGTTTACTAAAATTAAACTCAATGAAATCGTCTTCTATTACTCCAACTGCTGTATCATCATTTTTCAATATTCTTAAACTAATTTTACCTTCATTATTATACTCCAACTGTGCCGAAACTAAATCACAAATCTCCTTAACCACATCTTTAACTTTTCTTGAAGAACTAATTACATAATTTATTCCTATACCTTCATTATAAAAATATTCTGCTGCACTAACAAATGAATTTGTATCAAGATACTGCCCCTCAACTTTAGCAAAATTTGTTAATAAATCCCATATAACACAAGCTGGATTATTTCCAACATAATTTTCACTATCATCATAAACATCATCATATCCCAATCCAGTATTTAACTCCCTTTTTACCCAAAAATATACTGTAGGAACAAAAGTCCTATTAAATCCAACAAAAAACTTTTTCCAAAAAATGTGAGCTACACCAGGAAGCTTGCTGGCATATTGAAGATTAGGGTAAGTATCCATTGTTCCATCATTCCAAATAGTATTACTTGCAGAAACAGCCTTACTTTCATCATTATCAACAAAAGCCTTTTCAAGAGTAACTTTTCCCATACATATAGCTTGCCATATATCAAGATAATAATTATATCCTCTAGTAACTGTAGTGCTTCCACCACCACCTTTTCCACCAGTTTCAACTTCTTCTGTTACAGCTTCAGTTATCAAATTACCATAATAAATAATGTTTCCTGGTATTTTTACTCTTCCATAAACTACTGGAATAGACTGTCCTTCATTAGCTTGAGTTACACTAAAATCAGAAAGAGAAGCTGGTTTCATATCTATTGTTTGGGGTTTGGGAGAAAAAAGTCCAGTAAGTAGTGTTAATCCAGCCATAACAACACCAGCAATTAAAGAACCAGTAACCCACCAAGTAGTAGCTCCAGTAATTAAAGCTCCAAGTATTACAGCTCCACCCATTTTAAATCTCCATTTTTTCTATTAACCTTACTACTATTTGTAGATGTCTATACCAATATCCATTTAAATTTTCTATACATACTCCTTTTTTATAGTGAGAATGGATAAATTTCATATCACCTAAATATATACCAGAATGATTAACTATTTTTCTTTTATTATTGATAGAAAATCCCAAATAATCACCCCTTAATAAAGTAAAATCTTCTTTATTTTTCAACCAAATTACTTTAAAATCATATCCTTCTTTTAACAAATTCCTATGTTTTTCTATATAGTCTAAAATAAGTTGTTTATCTGTATGTAGCCACCAATCTTTTGGATAATAGTCATAATTTAAATCTTTTAGATATCCACAAGTAACTAAAACAGAACCTATAAACATATTACAATCAACACCCCTTCCCTTGTGCTTCCACAAATGCTTATAGGGAGTTCCAACCCAAGATAAAAGTTCATTTTCAAATTCTTTCCATTTTGCAATATTATTAAAAACTATTTTTTCTTTCATTAAAATCCCCAGATAGTTGGATTTTTATTAGGTATATAAGGAAATCCTAAAAAATTTTCCAAGTTGTTAAATTTATTTTTACAAGTTTGTGCTGTTTTATCACACCCCGGATAAACTCTAACTTTCTTGTTATTAACATCATCATCAAATGGTGCGTGTAAATATATTTTATTATCTGCTGGACTATGATATGTTATCATTCTATATTCACCATTATACTCTACATAACCATTTGTAAAATAATTCTCTGGATAACTTCCAAATATAGAACTAGCAAGAGAACTTCCATTATCAGCAGTTGCTACTACTGTCTCAACTAAATAATCATTTTTATTTAATCCACACCTACTATCAAACAAAGTATTATTACAGAATGAGCTATAAACAAGTGGTGGAACTATACTATTTGCTAAACTTAATACATCAACTGCTTTAAGTGTTAATACTCTATTGTTAACACCAACTATTTCTCCCAGTCCAACAAAAATAACTTTATATACATTATCTTCCATAAAATATCTTGTAATTTTAATAGAAACTTTTGATACATTGTAATCAAGAAAATAAAAAGTTACATTTTCTTTAGTAGCAAATGATATTATAACATAATTTTCTTCATTTTTCTCATTTTGTATATCACTTCTTTCCATAATACAAGATAGATATTCAGTATTATTAAATATTACATTTGTTGGATAGTTTGTTAAATGTAAAATAAAAGTTGGAAATTCTATATCATATAATTCAGCAAAGGGTAAGACTTCAGTTTGACTTATACTATCTTTATAACTCATTTTTTAGTTCTCCTATGTATCAATTTCACTATATTCATAAGGTAATTCTATAAATGAACATTGAGCTACAGCATAGAAATCTTTTTCTTTTGTAAAATAGTATTGAAAAGATACTCCTTCTTGAGTAAACCTAGCCAAAATAAATTCTCCACATAATGTTATTTGTTCTGATAATAAATCAGTTCCTATATACTGGTCTATATATAACTTTTCAACATTCATATTATTTTCATCAACTTCTACATTTGTAACTTTTCTAATATATAAATCACTTTCAGATAAATCTCCTTTACTTACAAATATAAAAATTCTATTATGTCCATTATATATTTTATTAAATTCTACATTTTCAATTTTAATTACAATATCTGAAGCACCAATAGGTTCAACAACTTTAAATTTATTAACCCAAGTAGGTATCCAAAATCTTTTAAATGCTCCTTTTTTATCTTTCCAAAAATCTAAAAATTTTTTATATTCACTTCTACTTATTAAAGTAAAATTTCCACTTAACTTATATTGTCTTATAGATTTAAACTGATATCCAATTTCTGCTGAATAATTAAATGCTACAAAAATACCTTGTGGAATAAGCTCTACATTAAAACTATCAAAATCTGGAATAAAATCAAATATATCTGTTACAGTTCCTAAATCACTATAATTTATGTTCATTTTACTTTAACCAAGCTTCTTCAAATTCAAGTTCTATAAAACAGTTTCCTTCTCTATAAGTTTTAGGACTAAATTTTAATACTTTACAAGCAATTAAGGGGAAAAATAAAGTTGTTTTTGGGTCAAATTGTAACTGTATTGGTTGAACTAATGTTATTTTTTTATTTGCTGTGTCAATACTTTCAATTTCAATAGCAGTAATGTATTTATTTCTTGGGTCATAAATAAGCAAGTAATCCACATTAAATAACTCATCATATTCACTAAAATCTTCATTAAAATATATTTCAGTTTGTCCAAACAAAATATCATTTGAAGAAGTTAGTGGCTCTGGTAAAAATCCTAATCCAACTACATTACCACCACATTTTTCTAAAAATGTCATAAGTTGTGTTTTATTAAAATTATCAACAAAAAATCTACCACTTATACTCTTTTTAACTTTATCTACTGCAAGTCTTCTTTGCTCTCTATTTTCATAATTTGTTACTATAACTACTGGATATTTATAATTAATTCTTAACTCACCAGAGATAAACTCATATAAAGGTAATAATAAAAGTCTTATTCCAGTTATTTTAACTGAAACTGGATTATAAATATCATCATCAGTAAAAAAGTCAACATAACCATTTAATATAGCACTTCCTTCAGATTTAACTTCTATTGCTATATATCTCCAGTTTAATGGTTTAAAAACATATCCAGTTATATTTTCAACAAAAACGTTATCAAGAGACCCAGTAGAAATATTTGTTATAGTAACACTTTTGTCATAATAAGAATTCCACATAAATATGGAATAATTTAAATCTATTGTAATTAAACCACAATCAATTTTATCTGAAGTTATCCAAACTTGGTCATAATAAAGATAATATCCTAGAGAATGTATTAATATTTTTACACCAAAAAAATTTTTAGGATTTGTTTGTAAAAGTAAAAAGCCACTACTTACATTATTAGCAACAAACTTATTTTCAGTATGGTAAAAACAACTTTTATGTATAGCTTTTGTAAATAAATAACTATAAGTAAACATATCATAAATTTCCTACTTCAAAAGCTATTCCAAAATTATGTGCTTCATAAGCTCTCCAACCATTAGAATAAATTTTAAACTTTCTGCTACCATATTCTATTGTTCTATTAAAATATTTTCTTCCTGGGTAATAACAAAAATAAAATGGAGTTTCACCAACAACATGTCTGTAATTTACACCATCAATATTACTGTAACTAGAAATTAATGGTAGTGTTCTTAAATATATTCTATTAAATTGAACAGGTTGGTATGTTAGTTGTGGAAATTCATTAACTTCTTCAGCACGAACACCACTATCACAAGGGTAAGACCAACTTTTTGCACAATAAATACAAAAGTTATCATAATGAAAGTTATTAACTTTATCTTTATAATAAAAAAATAAAGTAATTGATTTATTCACATAAAAATAAACACCCCCAGAACCTAGTCTCCTTATAAAGGGAGAAACAAAAAATAGATTTCCATATAAAGATTCATTATAAATATTTAACTGACCAAATCCAAAAATTTCAGAGAATGGTTTTGTAATCCCACACTTACTACTATACCCATAAAGTATAATAAAACAAATTTTATTGTTTATTAATAAAAAGGAATCAATAATAAAGAAATCTCCTACAGGATTTGTTTCTTGCAAATATGAAGAAAAATTTAAATCTCTTGTAAATAAATCACAGTTTTTAAATGAAATAGAAGAAATAGGTATCCACTTTGTAATTTCATTATCAAGAAATCCATATAAAGTAAAAGGAAAATACCTATAACCATCATTAATTAAATCATTTAAATGTAATGAAAAATAACAGTTTGTATTAGTAACATGAAAAGTAAGTCTATCTCCACTATCTATTCCATCATAATCAATAGTCCAACCATAATCTATCAATTTATCTCTTAATGCTGAAAGTATAGCAGCAGCATTAGTTAATCCCAAATGATAATAATCAAATACTTCAGCCATCATACACTCCTTTTATATTATTCTTTTAAAATACAATGCCAATGTGCATAATCATTTCTATTTACATCTGGAAACACTATATATTCTTTTCCACTATCATCAGTTATTATACTTTCACTTGTCAAATCAACACTATTTATATAATATACACCTTCATACAATCCAACAAAATAATCACTACTTGGTGCTACTATAATAGGATAAAAAAATAAGGGAAAATCACTAGGAAAATTAAACTGCAATACATTATTTGCAAAAACTCTAGGTTGAACATATCCCCAACTGTCTCTATTATGCCAAGTTTTATCTTCAGCTGTCATATAACTATATCTACCGTGAACAAACCAATGTGCATTATCTTGATTATCGTGCCACTCTACTGGACTAAAATCATAATCACATTTATGTGAACCATGAACAACAAGTGGAACTTCATATTCAGTTGGTAAACATAATCTTAATGCAAGTCCAGCATATAAAACACTATAATATCCTTCATTTAATACAACAATAATAAATCTTCTTTGATTTGAAAAAATCCATAAATAATTTGGATTATTCCAAATACAAACAGCATATTGAGAAGTAAATTTACTTGCCCAACTACTTGTATTAGTATCATAAGTGTAACAACCACCACCTCTAATAAAAGCTTCACTTTCAGTATTATATATTTGCAATTTTAATATAACATAAACATAACTTGAACCATCACTATTATATAAAATATACTCTGCTCTTTTAAATTTATACTCATACTCTATTACATCACTAGCAGAAACAGCTCCACCAGATAAAAATGTTACTTTACCAAGAATATTATCAAGAGTATAATCAGTTCCTTGTGTTAAAGTAGTTCCACCTTTTGTAAAAACAGTTTCTTCTGTATTAACAGTAGGTAAATAAATTGGAGTATCAAGTGCAGATACTGTTAAACTTCCACTAAAAGTTCTATACTGTAAATTGTTTGGGTCATCTTCATTAATAACATAACTTTTTACTTGCCAATCTCTACCAGCAGTTGCACTATCATCACAAAGAAATCTAATAACTTGTGTTATAGTTTCATAACAATTATTACAAAGTGTTTTATCTAAATAAGCCATTTTTACTTACCCCTTATGCACTTACTAATATTTTTCTAATTTTATTTGCTTGATTTGATATTACATTTAATATCATATTCTGTCCCATTGAAGTAGCTAAAAATTCTCCTACCATTTTTGGGTCTATTACATTAACAATATTTATTGCTTGTTGAGTTTGCTGTTGTTTACTAGTTTTATCCTCCATAAGTTTAACTGGGATACTTCTACCATCTGGCAATGGCACAACTGCTTCTGGATATTTACCTTCAGCAACTAATCCAAGTGTAGGTTGTGTAGCTATACCACCAGAAGCAAACTTCTTAAATGGTATAAACTGCCCTGGCA